CAACAATACGGAAACATCATGCGCAAACTCGCGCATGTTTCCACTCTCGAATTCATTGTTCAGCAATTCAAGCTGATTCGTTATTTCCTTGAAGAAACCACCGGTATTGCCAACGTCGTTCGCAAACAGCGTCCAGTTGGTTTTCAGCTTTTCAAGTTGACCAACCCAAGTCTGCATCATCAGCGCCGAAGCACCCGAATCTTCAAACTTCAGAACCGCAAACATTCTCTCCAGCGCGGACGTAGCCTCCACCGTACCCAGCGAGATTTTCTTGACCAGATCGCCCATCGCCAGACCAGTACCCTTTGCCATCGCTTGCATGGCCGTAGGGATCGCCTCACCCAATTGCTGACGCAACTCTTCCATCGAGATGACGCCCTTACCGGTCATCTGCTGGATGGCGATTGAGGCCCGGTGCAGGTGCTCAGCCGTACCGCCGAACTTGGCGACGGAATTCAGCAGCGTTTCAAGTGAGCCGCGTGTCGGATCAAGACCCGCAACTTTCAGCTTGACGAAAGCGTCGCTGATCGCCTTGACTTCAAATGGTGCGTTTTTAGCCGTCGCGAAAACGAATTTCGTGTCGCTGACGCCTTCCATGTCACGTTTGGCTTGTGTCGATTCCGTACTCAAGCCAGCCATCAGCTTAGTCATTCGCTCGACTTCGCCTGATGCCTTGATGATCGCCAGCGGCAGTCTCAAGAAGACATCATAGAAGTCCAGCACGGCGAATCGAGCTGCTGCCACCGTCATCATGAAATGACGCAGACCGGTGGAGAAGGTCGTGACGTGGCGCACGTCCAACGCACCGCCGTTTCTGGCAGGGGCATTGAGCTTGGCTTGAGCGGCAGCAGCTTGAGTTGCAAGAACTCTCAGGCGCTCAAGTTCGGCGTTGTATTTGTTGGTTAGCGCTTGCGCTTTTGTTGCGGCAGTGGCAGCACTTGCAGAGCTGGCCGCAAGATTAGCAACAGCGGCGGCGGCTGACCTGGAACTTCGACCCAAAGAAGACATGCCGCCGTTAGCGACGGAATTCAGCTTTTGAGACAGGCTCCCGACCGTCTGGTCGAGAAGCTTGAATTTGTTAGCGGTCGTAGCTATGTCTACGCCGAGTCCAGACACGCCGTTTTCAAAACTTGTTGCCGCTTTGCCGGCGGATTCAAGTTGAGTGTTCAGCGTCTTGAGGTCTTCGGTAGCTTTATCAATTGCCGCCGTGAATCTTGTTACATCCAGCGTCAGGACGTTCTTGATTGTGCTACCGGCCATTTCACTTCCTTACATTTGTTTTTGCCATTTCTCTGAGTTCGGAAAAACCCTCTTCGTCGCGCTTTTCGCTCAGAACCGAACCCTCTTCCAGCTTCACGATCGTTCCAACTTCTAAAACCAACTTCTGTCTATAGTCCTGCGCAGCCTCGCCATCTTGACCGCTAATAGCCACCGTCAAGGCTCGAATGTCGCCTTGCGCCTGCACTCTGTCGATGTTGAAATTCATCAACCAAAACGCCCTGATCGGGACGCTCATGACTTCCAAATAAGACATCGAGTAAAAGTGCATGACTCGGCAAAAAAGGAACCCAAAATCGAGTTCCTTAATGCCTGCGCTTGTTACTTTTTTTCGCCTTCTTCCTCTTGCGTCTCTTCGACGCCATCAACATCGTCACCGCGAATGAACTCGATGATTGCCTTCAACTGGTCCATGTTCAGACGCTTCAACTTTGCAGGAGAGGCGGTAGGAACACTGCGAACAACCATTTCAACTGCGCTTTCAACTTGCTTCACCGGCGACTCTTCGGAAGCCAGAGCTTCAGCTTGGGTGGTGGTTTCAATGAAGTTTTCGACGGTCATATCAACAACCGCGTGCTTTTCTCCAAACAAGACGACTTGACGAGTGACAACAGCAAGTTTGTCCAGATTTAGAACTTTCATTTGTGTATCTCCTGATTAAAGTAGTCCCGCCGATTGGGCGGGACTTATGTGAACTGACTACGTCAGTGGTGAGTTAGGTATTAGATCGCGGCAGGATCGCCAATAGCGAACAACCGACCGTTTGCGTCGGGGTAGCCGTTGAACTCGCAAGAGAAGATACGTTCATCTTCCAACTTGTAAGCGAACTGAAGTGCGCCGGCTGTAGCTGCCAAGTAGACGATAAAGTCTTCGGCGGCGGTGACATTGCCAACGGGGCGCAGAACCAGCGAACGGGCGATGTCAAGCAAGCTGGTGCCAATACCGGTCGGGACGTCAACGCGAGCAGCGCCAGTACCATTCAAGCCGCCAGTCATGGTCGCGGCAGACATGGTCACAGCAGCGGCAGCGGTGCCGGTAACGATGGTGTAGGAGTTGCCGGCGAAGCCCTTGGTGTCGGCAGTCAGCGTGGTGACAGCGGTAGAGCCGGTTGCGGTAACGGTAGCAATCGCCTGTTCGCTGGTTTCGTTGATGAACTTGCGCAGGTTGGTGGCAACCAAAACAACGGTGGTGTCCAGGTCGACCTCAAGAGCGCCCGGATTCGCGGTGCCTTTGGTGCGGAAAGTGACAGTCTTGCCGTTGATGACAATGGTTTGACCCGTGGTCGGAATGGTGGCGATGGTGATGGTGCCAGTAGCGGCAGCAGCGCCGACTTGAACCAGCGTGGCGCCCGGCATGATTCGAACCAGATTTTCCAGCGTGGTTTCGGCCAGCGGACACTTGACCATGACTTCGCGACCCATCACGAATTCATTGATCGGGGTTTTGCCGAATTGGTCGATGTTGACCTTGTGAGTGTCGGTTTTCACAGACACGTCGACGCCACCCTTGGTGTAACCAAGATCGACGCCATCGAAAAATACTTGGCAGACGCCAAGCTTTACGTTTTTAGTGCTACTAGCCATTTGAATGTCCTTTGCAAAGGTGTTAAGTCAGTTCTGACTTACCGAGACTACCACAAAGCCTAACCAATGTCTAGGCTTTCAATGAATTTGGTTACCACATTTACCATTCTTTTGCCAACATCATCACGCATTTTCTCAGCGGCACGCTCAAGAAACCGACCACCCGCCTGAACGCCATTGGCAAGCCCATGCTGTACGGACTTTTCACTTGGCATAAAGCCGGTATCGTTGCCGCCCCAACCCATGTGTTCATGCACGAACCACATATATTCGCTGACGTAGTGAGTGCCGTACTTCTTCTTCTTTGGGTCTCTTACCGGTGTTCTCTCATTGAGAAAAACCTCATAAGTGGAATGACCTTTGACGAACTGACCCTTTGCGTTGCGTATGCCAGAACCACGCCTGGCATCTTGAATCGCCTTATGCAAGTCGCTGTAATCAATCGGCGCCATTGCTCTCGCCAAGTCACGCATCTCTCTGGCGAGAACCTTCATCTCGTCGTCCGCTATTCCAGGCACGTCACGCAAACGTTCCAGACTCAGTCTGACTTTGTCGAGACCGAATGTCTCTATTGTCATTGCGTGAAGGCTACGTCGAAATCAACCGAGAATTCGAGCAAGTTTCCTTTGGAGATGGGGTAAACGACCGGCAGCGTAGTCGGTCGAATGTAGCGAAACTCCATATCCCCCACCAGAGTATTCGTCAACGTCAGGGCGATAATAACATCGGCAATCAATTGTTCGCCGCCGGCGTAGGTGGTTGCTCGGACAATCAGTTGAAAATCCGACTTGTAATATCCGGGTAGCTCGTAATCAATGCGAGTTCCCTGAAGTTTGTTTCGCAGCAATACGCCTTGCGGACACTCCAGCGGAATCATGTTTACGAAAAGCGTTTTCGCCTGCTGGCCCAAACCAGCATCTTCCAACAAACTCACGAGAGGTAGCAGGTTCATCGTTTACCCCAATAAGCACAGACGACTTCGTAGTGATCCAATTTTCCAGAAACATCGTGGCGCGGAAATCTTCCGACGATACGAAACTCCATATCGAGATAGAGAATCACATCACCAATGTCCGCGACCGTCGTCTTGGTTAGCAAAAACTTTGAGTCGGTTTGCGCTTCGAGCGCCGAGCCGCGCGACGCCGAGGTGTCAGCACGAACGGAAGACTTTTCCTCGCGAATATCCAGACTGACGACAGAACAGCGCTCTTTATGCTTCGTGCTCGGCATCGACATGCCAAAGACGTCATTTCCGTCGGAGGTCTCGATGACGCAGTTTTGGTTAGGGCGAAACATAAGCTGCCACCGTCGCTGTAGAGTTGGGATGAAAATGCTTGTGGCGAACGTCGACCAACGAGGGGTAGCCGTCGACGCCTGACAGCGAAAACACATGACCGCCATTCGTCTCGATCAGATCCACGCCGGACGCACTTAAACCTTCAATTTGCCCATCTATAAATGACTGATAGGCGAAATCCCTCACCAGCGCACGCATCAACTTGTTCGAATTCCACTTGCGACCGGAGGTGTCCGTTGATTTGAACTCAATGATCGATACGCGCCTTTGAATGAGTTGTCCCATTGCGTCACCGGCGTTTTTCAGAAGATTTGCGAAAGTGCCCACACCTGTAATCGCCAGCTTGACGATTTGATTGATGTTTTCAATCACCGTCGACAGAATCAAAGACAGAACCATCACTTTTCTACCTCTCAGCGTAGCTCTAAGCTCTTCTGACGCATCCTTGCTAAGGTGGCCTTGGTAACTCTCAATCTCCCTTGTGGCGAGCGAATAAAAGGTCTCAGCAAAGCCGAATGCGCTGGATTTGAGTTCGGCAACAGCCCTTGGCGTGACCTCGGTTCCCGGCGCCCGCAATTGCTGGTATCGACCATTCAACGCGAACAGGAAAAGCGCATGTGT